TTTAATAAATATTAATGATATTATCAGTGATGAATATTGGGATAATCAAGCACATAAATGGATTATAAAGGAAATTATTAGGTACTATGAAAAGTACCACACTACTCCTTCAATGGACATTTTAAAAGTAGAATTGAAGAAAGTAGATAATGAAGTACTTAGAGTTTCTATTAAAGAACAACTTAGAGAAGCATATGAAGCATCATCTGATGATTTAGAATATGTAAGAGAAGAATTTTCAACATTTTGTAAAAATCAACAACTTAAGAAAGCACTTCTTAATAGTGTTGATTTATTGAAAGCGGGTGATTTTGATGGTATTAAGTTTTTAGTAGAATCAGCTTTAAAAGCAGGTCAAGATAAAAATATAGGACACGAATATAATAAAGATATTGAAGCTAGATTTAGAGAAGATGCAAGAACAGTTATTGCAACACCTTGGGATAGAATTAATGATTTATTACAAGGTGGATTAGGGAATGGTGATTTTGGTTTAATATTTGGTAATCCAGGTGGAGGTAAATCTTGGAGCTTAGTTGCTTTAGGAGGTTTTGCTGTAAGAATGGGGTGTAATGTTTTACACTATACTTTAGAATTAGGTGAAGATTATGTTGGAAGGAGATATGACGCTTTCTTTACTAAAACACCTGTTGATAAAATTTTGAAAAATAGAAAAAAAGTAGAAGATATAATCCCACAATTACCTGGTGAACTAATTATTAAAGAATTCCCAACAGGGCGCGCAACTATATCGACTGTTGAGGCACATATCCGGAAAGTAAAGGATTTAGGAGTTGAACCTGATTTGATAATTATTGATTATGTTGATTTACTTTCAACAAATAAACGAACCTCAGATCGTAAGGGTGAAATTGATGATATTTATACGAGCACTAAAGGACTTGCCCGAGAACTTAATATACCTATTTGGTCAGTTTCACAAGTAAACCGAGCAGGTGCAAAAGATGATGTCATTGAAGGAGATAAAGCTGCTGGATCATATGATAAGATTATGATTACAGATTTTTGTCTTTCTCTTTCAAGAAAAGCAAAGGATAAAGTAAACGGAACAGGTAGATTTCATATTATGAAAAATAGATACGGAATGGATGGATTAACATTTGGAGTAAAAGCAGATACTTCTACAGGACACTTTGAGGTTCATGATTATGATCCTGATGCTGATTTCGAATCTGAAACTAACAATCAACAAACTAATAGTTATGATAATTTTGGTACGTTTGATAAACAAGCGTTAAAAAATAAATTTTTTGAATTAAATTCATAAACCTAAATTAAACTAAAAACAAACATGGCGAAAAAAAAATCTCTATTGCAAGAACGAGTTGTATACAAACCATTTGAGTATCAACAAGCAGCTGACTATTGGTTAAAACAGCATCAAGCACATTGGCTTCATACAGAAGTCCCCATGATGTCAGATTTAACTGATTGGAACTCAAACTTAAGTGAAACAGAAAAAAATATAATTGGTTCTATTCTAAAGGGATTTGCTCAAACTGAAACTGTAGTAAATGATTATTGGTCAGGACTAGTAACAAAATGGTTTAGAAAACCTGAAGTTATAGCTATGGCTACTACTTTTGGTGCATTTGAGACAATACACGCCGAAGCATATTCTTTATTAAATGAAACACTTGGACTTGAAAATTTCGCTGAATTTATGGAAGATGAGGCTACGATGGCTAAAATTGAAAACCTTACTACTATTAGGGATAGTTTTAATGGTGAAAAAGATCTTCATGAAATCGCTAAATCACTCGCTATATTCTCAGCATTTACCGAAGGAGTTAATTTGTTCTCTTCCTTTGCCATTCTCTTATCTTTTAAAATGCGAAACAAGCTTAAAGGAGTGGGTCAAATTGTTGAATGGTCTATTAGAGATGAATCCCTCCATTCAGAAGCTGGATGTTGGTTATTCAGAACACTTATCGAAGAAAATCCTGAACTCAAAACTCCAGAGCTTGAAGCAGCAATAAATGAAGCAGCTTTATTATCTCTACAACTTGAATTAGATTTTATTAATAAATGCTATGAGTTAGGTGATTTAGAGGGATGTTCACAATATGATTTAGAAAACTTTATTAAGAATAGAGTTAATGCAAAATTAGGTGATCTTGGATATAAAGGAATTATTACAGATGTTGATATGACATCAGTTGAAAGGATGAAATGGTTTGATCATTTATCAGCAGGAAAACAACACACAGATTTCTTTGCTAATAGAGTAACTAATTATAGTAAAGGCCATTTAACTTGGGACGAATCAATATTTTAAAGTATAAAGAAGAGAATAAATAATGGACAATAATAGTTTAATAGCAGATTATACAAAGTGGGAACGTGGGAAAGATTATCCTGAATGGTTTGATGATGTTTCATTATCAACTATCAGTAAAGGATACTTACTACCTGGTGAAACTCCCAAAAAAGCATATAGAAGAGTTGCACATGCTGTAGCAATGAGGTTAAATAGACCTGATTTGGAAAGTAAATTTTACAAATATATTTGGAATGGGTGGATTGGTTTAGCATCTCCTGTTCTTAGCAACACAGGTACAGATAGAGGTCTTCCTATTAGTTGCTTTGGCATAGATACCCCCGATTCAGTGCGCGGTATAGGCCTTACAAATGCGGAACTAATGCGTCTCACAAGCTATGGTGGGGGAGTAGGAATATCGCTGAATAGAATTAGAGGTAGAGGTGAATATATTACTGGGAATGGTAAATCTGAAGGAGTAGTTCCTTGGGCTAAAATTTATGATTCAACTATTATTGCAACTAATCAAGGATCAGTTAGAAGAGGTGCTGCCTCTGTAAATTTAGATGTTGACCATAAAGACATTAAAGAATATTTACAAATCAGAAGACCTAAAGGTGATCCTAACAGACAATGTCTTAATTTACATCAATGTGTAGGTGTAGATGATGCTTTTATGAAACGTTTACAAGATCGTGATAGTGAAGCTATGTCTACATGGTTAGAAATATTAAAATCACGAGTAGAAACAGGTGAACCTTACATTATGTTCAAAGATAATGTTAATAAAGATAATCCTTTAGCATATCGTATGAACAATCTTAATGTAAGTATGACTAATATTTGTACTGAGATTACATTACATACAGATGAAGAACATTCATTTATTTGCTGTTTATCTTCTTTAAATTTAGCAAAATATGATGAATGGAAAAACACAGATGTAGTTGAAATAGCTACTTATTTCTTAGATGGTGTTATGGAAGAATTTATTTCTAAAACTAATGGTAAAGATTCTATGGTTAGAACTCATAGACATGCTAAAAAAGGTAGAGCATTAGGTTTAGGTGTAATGGGATGGCATACATTTTTACAACAAAGAGATTTACCATTTAACTCATTAGCTTCTACAGCTTGGACTCATACAATTTTTAGTCAAATTAAAACACAAGCAGAAGCTGCTTCACGTAAATTAGCTGAAGAATATGGTGAACCACTTTGGTGTAGAGGTACTGGAATGAGAAATACTCATTTACTAGCAATTGCTCCTACAGTTTCAAATTCAAGAATTAGTTCATGTTCAGCAGGTATTGAACCTCAACCAGCAAATGTTTATGTGTTTAATGGCGCTAAAGGAACATTTATTGTAAAAAATCATGAACTAGAAAAAGTACTTGAAGAAAAAGGAAAAAATAAAAATAAAGTTTGGGATCAAATATTAGCAGATAATGGATCTGTAGCTAATTTACCTAGTGATATTTTAACTGATGATGAAAAAGAAGTATTTTTAACATTTCCCGAAATTAATCAGTTAGGTTTAGTTCAACAAGCTGCAATACGTCAAAATTATATTGATCAGACACAATCTTTAAATATTGCTTTTGACCCAACAGATTCACCAAAATGGATTAATCAAGTTCATATGGAAGCATGGAAGTTAGGTATTAAAACATTGTATTATTTGAGAACTGATAGTGTAATTAAAGGAGATTTAGGAACTCGCACAGATGAATCTTGCACGGCCTGTGATGGTTGAGCATATTTTAAATATTTATAACCAAAATATCTAATGGCTCCTGAATTTAAAGTTATAAAAATAGAAACAAATGCCCAAAATTTATATGGATGGGTAGCACTTTCAAATACTGATCAGCCTATTGGACATATTTTTATGCAGGAAGAATTAGATAAGAAAATTAAATTTATGGATGCTTGGGTTAGTGAAGAATTTAGACGCCAAGGTATTTTTGCTTCATTGTGGGAAACTAGGTGGGAATTTGTAAAAGAAAATTTCAAAGGATACAAAGCATATGCTTGGTCTTTACCTACATCCCAACACCTTTTACGTAAAAAAGGGTTTGAAGAGGGAGACACGTGTATTTATATGGAAAAAATAATAAAATAATTAATAACTAAACCCTTTAAAAAAAACAAAAATGGAACAACCAAAACCCGAAGAAATCGCAAATGCTGTAAGTGTAACTGCTGAAGCATTATTAAAATTACATACTGCTGGATTAGTAGAACAAAGTAATATTGACAAAGCAAATATGTTATTAGGTAAATTACTTGATAATGTTATATCAGGTATGCAAGAAGGTGGAAATGAAGATCATGATATGGGACATCACCCAGATATGACATCTCCTGACCATAATTTATCACCCTCAATGAAAAAATAATTAAAAATAAAAATAATAAAACAAATAATCATGGGAAGAAAAAAGAAAGTAGTCAAAGAAGAAATAGTTGAAAAAATCAGCTTATTAAAAAAAGTTTACAACTCAGCAAAAGCTTGGGTTATAGGAAACGGCATAGAAGGAATATTAGGCTTGGTTGCAGGTTTAGTATTATGGACACTAGGCTATAAAATATCCGCGGGTTTCGCACTAGGTGTGTTTGCTACTCGTAATTGGGATATCTTAAAAACTTGGGTTAAAGGTTTATTAGGTAAATAATCGAAATAGTATTTTTATTTTTATGTGGGAGGGGTGCAATAGCATCCCTTCCCTTATATTTATAAGCAAATGTTTCCCCCCAATTGTTTCCTATGATAAATTTTATCAAATCAAATTTTATGGCCTTTAAGGATATATTTAAAGATGACAATGTCATCAACGAAAAAAATGTTGTGGGATTTTTATCTTTTGCTATTATGGCAATATTTGCTATAGCTGACATTATTACTGGATTTTTTGGGAAAGAATTATTAATTCAAGATTTTATATATAATTCATTTGTAATTATTACCCTAGGATCATTTGGTATTGATGGAATAACTAAAATTTTTGTTAAAAAGGAAGAGTAAAATGGTACTAAAAATTGGTTCAAATGGGAAGGAAGTTAAAGAATTACAGGAATTTCTTGAGATTCAAGCAGACGGCATCTTTGGTAAAGGAACAGATGCTGCTGTCAGAGAGTGGCAACAAGACGAAGGTTTGGTTGTTGATGGTATTGTGGGTCCTGCCACTTGGAATTCTATGGGTCTTGCTAGTACTGATATTTCAGAACAAGTTTTTGAAACGGAAAATTGTTTAACTATTGAAAAACATTACTTACCTAAAGGTGAGTATAAAGTTGGACCAACTAAAAAAGAATATGTTTTTCTACACCACACAGCAGGATGGAACAACCCATTTAAAACAATTAACCAGTGGGGTAGAGATGATAGAGGAGCAATAGCAACTGAATTTGTATTAGGTGGTCAATCTGTAAGAGGAAATGATAATAAATATGATGGGAAAATGGTTCAAGCATTTCCAGAAGGTGGATACGGTTGGCATTTGGGTAATAATGGATCCCCCTATATGCATACCAATTCTGTAGCAATTGAAGTTTGTAATTTTGGATATATAGTAGATGGTAAGACTTATGCTGGTACTATAGTAGATGAATCACAAATTGTAACATTAAAAGAACCTTTTAGAGGATATAAAACCTGGCACAGATATTCAGATAAACAAATTGAAAATCTTAGATTATGGTTACTATGGATAGCTGAAAGGGATAATATAGATATTAGAGAAGGTCTCCCGTCTCTAATTAAAGAAAAGGGAGCAAAAGCTTTTGATTTTAATTCTGATGCTTATTATGGTAAAATAAAAGGAGTTTGGACTCATACAAATACTCGTAGAGATAAATTCGATATGTTTCCCCAAGATGAGTTATTAGAAATGTTAACAAATTTATAAAAATGCAAACTAAACTATTAATTGTAGCAATGACGTCACTTTGTACATATCTTTGTACCTATTTTTTTAACTTATCAATGGAATATTCGGAGCAATACCTAGCTGTAATAGCTGTATTGTGGTTAGATGGGATGTTTGGAATTTGGGCTGGTGTGAAAAGGGAAGGATTTAAAACTTATAAAGCTTTAAAAATAACTAAAAATACTTTTGCTTGGTTAGCAATACTCACCGTTATTTTAATGATAGAAAAGGGATTTGTAGGAGCAGGTTGGCTATCTGAAGTAGTTGTCATACCTTTCATGGTACTACAGTTAATAAGTGCCCTTAAGAATGCTTCTATGGCTGGTCTAATTAAAACAGAAGAATTAAATAAAATATTAGATCGCATAGATAAGCATAAGGGTTTTAGGAGCTAAAACTTAAAATTATGCTTAAAAAAATACAAGAAAGAATATTTCCATTCTTGATAGCACTATCGGCATTATCCGTAAGCGCAAGTGCTGCATTTTATTCAATTAGTGGGTTAAGTAAATTATTTGCGGGAGCTGCATTTGCAGTTATTATAATGGCTTCATCATTAGAAGTAGCTAAATTAGTAATAGCATCTTTACTTTACCAATATCGTAAATCTTTACCAATATTTTTAAAATTATACTTATCAATTGCTTGTATAGTATTAATTTTAATTACATCTATGGGTATCTATGGTTTCTTATCATCTGCCTACCAAGAAACTGCTAGTAAAGCAGGAACAATCGATGCTCAAGTTGCTTTAGTTGAAACTAAGAGAGATAATATCAGAGAACAACTTACAATCTATAATGAAGAAAAAACCAGTATAAATACAGCAGTAGGTGATTTAAGAAATGGTTTATCAAATAATACAATCCAGTATAGAGATAGAGAAACAGGTGAAATTATAACAACTACATCATCTTCAACACGAAGAGCCTTAGAAAAACAACTAGATCAAGCTATTGAACGTCAAACTGAGATAAATAGTAAAGTAGATGGATTAAATGAACAATTATTTAATTACGAAACTGAAATTGTTGAAATATCTACTAATAATGATTTAGCA